CATTATTTCTTCAAAATAATCTATTAAGGTGTAATTTCCACCAATAACTGGACTCAATATTCTATTAAACGCGCGGGCTGTGTCATCATTTTGTAACCATTCTGTTACATGCTCTAACACCTCTGTAAACAATTTAAAATCTTGAGTTTTTCTTAAAAACGTCTTTGGAGATTTGGATTCTTCTACTAATTCTTCTATTAAATACGCAAAATCACCCATATCTCCTAAATCCAATTTTCCGCATGCATTACTAAATGACCCCCATAAATCTGTGTCATTACAAACTCCAATTTGTGCATTATCCTGTGGCAAGACAATAAAAACATCACCGTAAGAACTTGCGTTATCAAATCCCTTTGCCGAAGTGCAAACCAAACTTTCAGAACGATTAGGATAATCATCCCAAGAACTGAAATTATCTAACAGTAACGTATAGTAATTTGGGGTATTTGCTGATACTCTTTTCGCCATCCGAGGAATAGAAAACTGATACGAAGCGCTGCCATTGCCTGCTTCTTTACGAGTTCCTCTAAACATTAGTGGGGTGCTAAAACTTATCGCCTGCTTGCATTTTGTTCTAACGGTTTCTATCGCTTGCTCACGAGTAATTGACTTAGATCTATAAAGACCCTTTCGCATGAATTCTTCATGGTTTATAGTAGATTCTTTTAAAAATGTCTTAAATCTCACTGTTTTTCCCCTATCATTTGTCTGACAACACTCTCTAATTCGCGAAGTTCTTTATGCTGTTTAAGACGTAACGCAAAAGCACCGCCCGACCACCAAAGTTCAGTCTCAGGATTAGAGCGAGATTCATGCAATACTTTTGTAACATCGGTAGACTGGTGAATTTCAGATTTAATCGATTGCATCAAATCTTTAAGCAATCCAAGTGTTGTTTTACCTTCAAGTTGAACTAAGTTTAGAATATTTACCATACAACGTAAATTATCATGTTGTTCTATAACGTTCATAATATCACTTATTTCCGTGTTCTGTAACACCAAATCTAATTCATGACAAAGATATGTTAATTGTTCTTCATATTCTACTAATTGTGTATTGAAATTAATAAAATCGCTGGTATATCTTCTTATGCCATCAACTCTCATTCGAGTAAATCCTTTGAACACGTAAGACAAGTCACCAAATCTAATTCGCCGACCAAACACTTTTTCAACTTTATCTTTGAAACCTACGTTCCAATCTTCATCAATGTAAAAAATTTCTGTTCCATCTTTTGGGATAAAAATAAACACGTCACCAAAGTGACTTGCCATCTCTATGTTTGTAGTTGCCATAGTCGCCCGTTTGCGAGACGGCATTCCTAAAAGGTGCCAAACATTATAGATAAACTGATTTTTGCTAAACGTTGACATCCTATCTTTTGCTCGAGGAGGTTCAACGATACCGATTACCGACTTACCTGTTTTTTGCGCCTTATTACCAACCAATGTTGAAACGTAAGCTGAACCCCTAACAAAATATTCACCTTCTGTGGTCATCTTAAGGTAATTCCCAGCATAACCACCTTTTATCATGGCGCGGGCAGTTGCTTTGATTACCTCAAAATCTTCATCAGAAATTTCAGCGTCTTTTTTTGTAATTTTAACAGTTTCAGTTAAGTACTGCTTAAAAGTTTGTGTCATACTATATCCTTAGTCCGGTTCACCGTCATCATGAATTTCACCGGTTTCTATCTGTTTAACATAATGTAATAGTTCTTGCACTCTACTTTTAGTTTTAATAACAAGGGTTGGTCCGGTCCACCACACCTCATTATTATATTTGCTATCTAAAATCTTACCGATATCGTGTGTTATTATCATTTGATCTTTGAAACTATTGAATAATTTTTCAAAAATCTCAAGCAAATCAGCATTTTCATCTCTTACCTTTTTTATCAGATCTTCTAAAATCTTTTTAGTATCTTTATCCATTGGTGAATCAAACAAAGTACCTGTTGATACTATTTTTTCTGGAAGTAAGAAATCACCTGTACTTGGATCTTTCTCCAAGATGATTAGTTCCAATAACCTAAAAAATCTTTCAAAATCGTCTATTGAAGAAGTTATTTTATCTGTGACCTTTAGTAAATAACTATCAAAATCATCATAGTATTTCGATTTAGATATAACACTTTGTGAAAATGATTTTTTAAATTTGCCAAATATTGTTGAAAGTTTACCTAAATTTAACACTGCACCTGGGAATGTGCTGTATATTTCTTTTTCAAAAGACAAATTCCAGTCTCGTTCTAAACATACAATTTCTGTTCCGTCTTTTGGTATCACAATATATGTTTCTCCAAAGCTCGATGCTAATCCTGATTTTGCACTTGCCATGGTACAACGCCGGCGTGATGGTAATCCAACCGCATGCCAAAGATTGGAACCAAACTGAGACCCAGAAAACGTAGACAACCTATCTTTTGACCGTGCACTTTCTACATAACACAACGAAAATGAATCAACTTCTTCAAAATAATCACTGTACCTATCGTCTCCACGGAATAACCATTGATACCGTTTAGCGCACTCTTTAAAGTTTTTTGAAAACCCATTGTCGATAATCGTCTGCGCTCCTTGAATAAACTGTTGTTCACGCCGATCTATATTGTACCTATCAACTCTTAACATCTTACCGTCAGGTTGTTTCTTAAATACTGATTCTAAAAAAGTCTTGAAAGTTAACTCATTTTTCATCTTTTACCTCTAACTCGTCAATAATAGTTGCTTTAATATCATTCATCTTTTTCTTAATTTGTTCAATGCGCTTATCAAGTGGAATATTTTCTCTACCAAGTTTTGCCTGTTGTGCTTTTTGTTTCATTAGGGATTCTAACTGCCGACCAAGGTTTTTAAGCATGCGCTTTTTAGGTTCAATCGTGGGATCAACAACTTCCGTATCTTCTGGTTCTAAACTTTGAGTTGTTGATTTAGTTTGACCTGCTTTTTTGATTTCCTGATTACTCAGCAGTTCATGGAGTTTCATAATTCTGTTCCTTTGTTTCAAAAAGTTCCCTTATGGTATATGGTGACATACCATTACCTATTAAAGCATATCCGTAAAACTTATCACACTTAACCATTATTTCACTGGTATTGTAATGCTTTACTAACATTTTATTTTCAAAATAATCAAAAGTATCCATTATTTTATCCATTAACTCAAAATCAGTTTCAATGCCATGTTCAATTCTTTTTATATACTCTATCATTTCATCTAACGTTTTACCTATTTCACCGAAATGTTTTTGAATAAATCTACGGGGTTTTAAGTCTTTATATATATCTTGTATATCATCTGAACTGCACATAGTGTAATCATTAGTTGGAAAGATCATTGCTGTACTTTTAGAACTTCCACTATACCTCCTCGCGTCTATTAAAGTTCTACAAGAAAATAATCCGTTAGACCTATACCTAAAACCAAATTTCTTTAAAAAATATTCGTCAAGCGCTTTATGTAAGTTTTTATTGGTGTCTAATGGTCGTCTATCTTTTCTTGGAGTTCCTGAAAAATATAGAGGAATTTCATCTGCTATTCCACGATATAAATATCTTCCTTGCAATAACGCTGCTTTGTTTATCTCAAGAAACTCAGAACATTCTGTCTTAACTGAATTAATCCAATCATCTCGTTCAATACTGGGATAATGCTCTGTCTCTGTTAAAAATTCTTTAAATCTCATTTTTACACCAATTCATATAATAGTTTTTGGAATGAATCAGTTTTAGTGTGCATCGTACCTGAAACGTATATTCCATAATATCGTTTGCATTTAATCATTATTTCATTTTCATAATCTTTTTCAAAATTATTAAGTTTTTTAAACTCATGATATTTGCCAAAATGTAAAACATTTTCAATTTCTGCCTCGTCAAATTCAACATTAGATTTTATTCTAAAATCTCTGAGTTCATCAATACCGGCACTTGTGCCCATGCCGTGTTTAAAATAACCTGCTTTTACAATATCGTAAGGTTCTTCAAATTCGTCATACAAATCATGAATAATCGGTGAAGTGCACATGGTATAACCATCTTCTGGAAAAATAACATAGGTAGCACCATAACTGCGGGCTGAATCCCACTTCATGTGAGTAAATACTCCACCCGACCTATATCTAAAACCAAATTTTCTTAAAAACCATTCATCCATTATCTTATGTCTTTTTACCGGAGTCGACATTGGCATTCTATCCGCTCTTGGAACAATTGGACCAATTAAATCGTTATCAATATTCATTCCGCGATATAAAAATTTATTATCATCCTTCATCGCTGATTCGTTTCTATTTAGAAACTCTGAACAATATGTTTGAACGTTCCCTATCCAGTCATCTCTTTGATCAGGATCTTCAAAATCATCCTCAGTAATAAATTGTTTGAAAGTAATGCTCATTATAACAAATCCATCAAAACATGATAAACTATTTATTCTTTTGCTAACTATAGACGCGAAAAAAGGACCCGAAGGTCCTCTTTTCTATTTTGAAACTCGACCGGCGAATTTTAGTTGAACGCGATGTTCTTAACTAGGATACGACCGTAGTAATCAGCGGAGTTACCAAGAGAGGTAGCAGCATTTGTGAATGTTGCTTTACCATAACGGGTGCTCAACTGGACTTGTGGGTTGTATGTAGCTGGATCGATGATAACGTTGGTGCTCATCAAAGGAATGTATGGGCAGTAGAAGTAACCTGCATCCATTTCGCCTGAACCGCCCTTGTAGCCAAGGAGGATTTGCTCGTCGGCACCAATCTTGTCAAGATAGAGATAGGTGTAGACTTTGATGTTACCATTTAAAGTACCAACTAACTTGGTGTTGTTTGGACCTTCAAAGGTACCGCCAATAACTGGAGCAAAAACTGACTTAGTAGCTGATTGAAGAACTGAAACGATAAGTGGGGAAACCACGATCCAGTTAGCAGCACCGCGACGAGTTTTGGTAGCGATTTGGTTAGCAACTTTGTTGATGATAACACCGAGAGCAGCATAACGGTCAACAACTGAGGTAGGTGTGTAAGGAGCACCAGTAGCAGCGAAGTCGTATGTGTCTGTAGTACCAGCGAGGTTTGAAAGATCGTTGATGATTTCGTTGTCAATTTCAGAAACGATTTCAGCAGAAAGAGCAGCTGTGATTTCAGCTTCAAGATCAAGGCCGTGTTGGCTGTTAAGATCTTGCATAGCTTCAACTGACCACTTAGCTTGTAGCTTACGTGAACCAGCGGTAACAGTTTGCTTCAAGACTTCTAAGCGAAGGTTACGACCTTGCTTGGATTCGGCTTCTTCTGAGAGAGAAGCAACACCAGTAGTACCATCGCCTGGGAACAAGCTAGCAAGACCAGTAGTAGCATCAAGAGGTGCGCCACCTGAAGTGTAGAAGCGACGAAGAACTGGGTTTGTACCCCAAATTTCATCACCAGCACCAACACCAACACCACCAAGGTTACCTGGGTTGAAAGCACCAGCAACTGGTACGCCGGCTGCGTCGACTTGTTGGTCGAAGAAGAAGCGTAGTGAGTATGCGAGACCAACTGGACCAGACATTGGCTGGGTGCCAACGAGCTCAGGACCGATTGTAGCAGGAATGATCCGACGAAGCATAGGGATCATGATCTTTTGGAAGCCAGCAATAGCGCCAAGACCGGTACCGTTAGCAACGGCTTCGTTCAAGTACTGCTTTTGGTTTTCCATGAGTGGGGCAAGAATTTTCTTCTTGGATTCGTTTAGACCTTCTAAAAGAGCCTCTTTAGTTTCAGTCCAATTTTCATATAGTTCCATGTGTTTCTCCTTTGAATTGGAAATTAAATACCTGCAAGACGCTTTAGTTGGCTAAGCGATGCGGCGGATTTTGTGGATCGGGCAGCTTGATCTTCAACTAGCTTTTCCTCACCTGTTACAAGAACAGTCGCTTGCTTTTCAGCTTTTGCTTCTGTGATTACTTTTGTTTCTACAGCTGGGGTTGAATCTTCTTCTTTAAGAATACGGCCAATGAAAAAGTTATAGGCTTCTTCTAGTTTCTTTGTCTCAACGTTCTGAAGAACGAAGGACATTTGCTCGCGCTTTTTACCAGTTAATGGTGAAAGAACTTTTTCGAGCTTTGATTCGCGAAGCATTTTAGCTTGAGCAGCTTCTAGTTCGGCAATACGAGCTTGTGCATCTTCAAGCTTGCTTTCTGTTACAGAAAGCTTAGCAACTGAAGAATCTTCGTCGTAGTAGCTCTTGGAATATTCACCAGAGAATGCTTCAAAGATTTTACGGCCAAATTCATTTTGCTTAACGATGTCGAGGTCTTCCTTGAGTTCTTCAAGTTCGGCGGCAAGACGCATTTCGAGGAATGCGTCAATCTTATCAACTAGAGAATCGAGCTCAACAGCAACTTCTTCTGCTAATTTGTGCTTTTCTTCAACTAATTTTTCTGCCATTTCTACTTCTAAGTCACGGAAACGATCAATGTCGCCCTTTAGTTCGTTGAGTTCTTTTGTAAGAGCTTCGGTAATGAAGGTGTCGACTGAATCAATCAGCGTGTCACGTTCTTTTACCCATTGCTCTGAAAGTTCTGCACGAACATCGAGAGTTACTTCTTCACGAACAGTTTGCTTATATTCTTCGATACTTGCGGTCCACTGTTCGGAGATTTCATTTTTAGTCTCTTCGCTTAGGAGCTCAGACTCGAGTAGTTTATTTAGGATTTCATCCATACTCTATCTCCTTTGATGATGTGTTAATTGTTAAATCAGGGGGTTAAAACGAAATGATACTACTCGTTTCATTCTAACAAATTAAATTACAATTGTTTAGAATCAATTTTATTTATATAAAATCACGGTTTTTTATCAAAAAACTAAGTGATTTCTTATCTAAACTTAATCTTCGGGATCCAAATCGTCAATTTCTGACTCATCGGGTGCTGTAGTGTTAGAACCTGTCGAAAGCTCCCTCATTTTTGCAACGATGAATTCATGCGAGTTCATCTCAGCTTGCTCACGACGATCAGAAATTAAATCCTGAAGCATATCCTTAAGTTTTGATTTGTCTGCCATATTGTATTACTCCTTTTGTTATTGTTATAGTTTATAGAAATTTTGTTACTTACTATTCGAACGCTCGTGTCAATTCTTCATAATAATCGTCATTAGCTTCAATCGCTTTTTCAATAGCAACGATCATTTCATCAAATTTGTCGCGAATTTCATGTTCGTCATTACTAGCGTTCATTACCGACAATCGTGCCCAGTCTCTATGTTGATCAGAAGTAGCAATCATTTTTGCTTTTTCTAGCAAACTACTAATCATATTGTGAGCTGATTCAAAATCTTCAGAAGAATCATATTGTTTTTTAATTGATCCTTCTTCAATGGTTTTAGTAGCTATTAATTCCTTGAGGTGTTTAAACTCCACTGTATTTTCCTTTAAGTTGTTTAAACTCTATTGTATTTTCCTTTAAGTTGTTCAAAAAACTTGAAAATCTCTCGGGTCAAGTATTTCTGAGCGTTTTTATCGTGTACAACTTGCTCAGCAAGTGTTACAATCTTAGTATTCTCAAGTGACTCGCGAACCATATCAGGATAGCATCCAGGACCTGATGGTGTTGCCACGATATCGACCGTAACGAGTGAAAAGTCAGAAACTTGACCTTCATTCACATTGCCAGTACCACGTGATGAAACGCCGAGACGCACGCCGCCCTCGAGGAGGCCGCGGGCGATTGCGCCTGAGGGGGTGTTTAGAATCTTGGCCTTGCCGATAGCGTAACTGCCATCCATGCGGAGCTCAGTAATGACGTGAGAAACGTTTGCAAGGTTGATAGAAAGATTATCTGGGTGATTGAGTTCGCCGCAAAGAGATTCGCCTGATTTGATTCTTGACATGGCGCTCTCAACAACACGGCCAATTTCGTCAACTGGATATATTCTGCCATTACCGTTCTTTTCGCCACCAACCATGAAGCGACCTGAAAGATAGATGTTCTTAGAACCATCAACGCTTTCTACGAGAGCGGCTTCATTTGGGGTCAATTGTTCAATTAAAAGTTGCATTATGGTTCCTTTGTTAAAAAATTAAGCTGTTGCTAATGGAGCCAATTGTTTTATGACACCATTAATGATTGGGTGGAGCTCGCCAAAAGCGTCTTGAGATATTTGAGCAAGCTTTCCGATGTACGCTTTAATATCTTTCGTTACCATATTCTTTACTTTTACCAAAGTCTGTTCTTGTCTGGCAGCAGTAGCTTTAGCTTTATTAGCATCATAGCTATCTTTAACAGCCCCACCAACTTCCTTTGCCTTATCAGTTACTGCGCTGGCGGCTGCCTTGGCGGCCGCGGCAGCCTTTGCTGCTTGAGCTACAACCTTTTCAGTAGCTGCATCTTTAGCATCTTTTGCAACGCCGAGAGCACCTTTAACTGAATCTTTCATATTGTTTAGCTTTGACCAAAAACCTTCACCAAGAAACTCAATTTCGCTGTTAGCGATGCTTTGACAAAGTTTTTCTAAGATTACTGTCGACTCGTACTTATCAACTGCATCAAATAATTCATTGATAGCTTGAGCATATTTCTCAGCTGATTCTGGAGAAACTGTAACTGATTCTGGAGAAACTGTAACTGATTCTAAAATTGGTTGTAATCCTGCTAATTGTAAAGCTCGATTAAATGACATAATAATTCTCCTTTTATTTACCATTAGCAATGGCGTGAAGTTTTGTGAAATAATTCATAATTTTAGTAGCAGATTCTTTATCAATTTCACTAAGAGCTGAAATACCACCGAATTCATCAGTAATATATTTTTCTATTTTGACGGTGTATTTGCCAATATCAGTTTTAATTGTTTCAGCTAGCTTTTGAATATTTTTTATATGAATTTGCGCTTCAGCAATATCTTCAGAAGCTGATTTAACTTTCGAAGATTCATCAGGAGATACTGTTCCATCACCATCTGTGTCTTCATTTGGTTCATCTTCTACTTCGGGTAAAGATTCATCTGCAGTTTTTGAACCAATTGCTTCAAGAGTTTTAATTCTTTCTAATCCAGCAAGTTCTCTTAATCTATTTAGATTGCTCATTTTTAATCTCCAAATCTGTACAAATATTACAACTATTTATATGAAACTCTTAATTTTTGTTCAATTTTTTATGCTGGAGGTGGTTCTCCGCCACCAGCTGCTGGTTCAGGAGTAGCTGGTTCTGGAGCCGGTGGTTCTTCAGCTCCCATCTCAGGTCCCAAACCTCCTCCCATTTCTTCACCGCCGCCACCCATGTCAGATTCAACACCTCCAGTCATTTCAGTTGGAACGATATCTGGTTCGACTTTAATAGGTTCTCTATTTTCGTTAATAGCAGGATCATAAATTTGACGAATATCAGAATACTTGTTATCATCCGTAATGCCACGTTCTTCCTTAATCATAATTTCATTTCGTTGAACCTGATCTTCTGTCCAGCCAAGATAACGAATTAACTTAAATCTTGGTGATATGAATTTGACGTCATTAAGACTATTGAAAGCGTTTATTAGGTCAGCGTCAAGAGCCGCCTGACGATACAATGCAAAGTTCTGTGGATCAGGAATTTGAATCTTGAACAAGTCGTGATCGACGTTAATACCTGAAGATTGAAGATATTTTTTGAACTCGGCATCAAGAACAATCTCAAGACGGACTTGAAGACGTTTGATAAACTGAGCAAAGCGAAGTTCCTCGATATAGGCGATACCTACTTTACCATCGTTAAACTGAGCTCCGGAAGCATCCGAACCTCTCATATATGATGTTGGAATATTAAGACCACGGAATAAACGAGCCTGGAAGAAGTCAAGGTCAGCATTTTCTCCTAAGTTTTCTCCACCTGGAAGAGTTTCAACCCTGGAACCTCTACCCGCGGTGGTTACTGGGAAGAAGAAGTCTTCTTGAATAGAATTTGGGTTATACTGGGTATCAACATCTGTTCCATCTTTTGAACCAGCTGAATTCACAAATCTCTTCTGACGAATATCATTACGGATCTGTTCAAGGTGTTGTTTGACTCGTTGGGCTGGCATGTTACCAACGTCGATATAGAAAACACGACGTTCAGGTGCTCTGACTAAACGGTAAATAATAACTGAATCTTCAAGCATAGACACTTGACGAAAAACTCGATATACAGGTCTAAGCAATGAGTCTCCGAATGGAACAGGACCAGACATTTCATCAGATAGAGTAAAGTGTATAATAGCAGAAGCTGGAATAATTTCTGTACGCATCTTTTCTTGCTGATTAAATCCCTGAACTTGATTTACACCGCTTTTGACATGGTATGCGACTCGCTCATTTTTCTCATTTACTTCGATACCAATGATATTGTAAGGATCAAGGAATTTCCATTTTTTAGAATCGTGTTCTTTTTGAAAGAAACAATCACCATATTTAATCAAAGAACGAGCAATCGAAAATAATCTAAACTGAAGATCCATTTTATTAATCCAGTGTCTAAGCGCTGAACGAATAGTAGTAACTGTGGTCTCTGAAACTTCCTGATTTTCTTCATTTTGATATTCAATGATAAGTGGGAGCTTAGTAGCAGTATCTTCACTCGACATTTCTTCTGCGATAATGTCTAAAGCTCGCGATACATCAGCGTTATTATCCATTGTATCATATTGTTGGTAACCAACGATACGGGAACCTGGACCTTTTAGCAACGAATTGTAATATGCAACTTGCGAGGCAATACTGCCATAGCCTCCCTGATTGTTAGGATCATAAGAGTCGGTTTTGAGAGATGTATATTGCTGCTTTGGTGACGCAGGAGTTATTATTTTCCAATAGTTAGTCCATGTTGACATTCAAATATTTCCTTACGCGTAATGTAATTGAGGGCCGTTATCAAATTTTGGCTTTTTCATTTTTCCTAATGCTTCTGTAACTTCTTCTGTATCTTCTTTAGTAGCTTCAAGAATTTCATGAAGCTTTTTGTAAACATCTTCTAATGTTATTGGTTTTGATGCAACTCCGCTGGTTGAGGTAGCGTTATTAGAAACTGGCGAAGCACCTTGAGGTACACTTGGAGCTTGCGAAATATTTATATTTTTATCAACTACTGATTTATCCGTAGAACCGCCCGCAATAGGACTTGTATCAAGTTGCTTAGCTTGCATCTGCAAGTCTCTAACTGTAATAGGACCAGAAGTAACTCCAAGTCGTTCTTCTGCAGTTTTTTCCGCTGCTGTTTTCTTTTCTATGGCTGCTGTATTATCTTTAGCAGCTTTAGCAGCTTCTTTTTCAGCTTTTGCTCTTTTCTTATCTGCTTCAGAAACCCCTAACAAACTAAACGACCAGCCATCAATAAGATCGTCCCACCACTTAGAAATAAAACTTAAGTCAGTATCAAATAGAGTTTTTGAAAGAAAATTAACAATATTTCCAGGAAGCCAAAGAAATACGTCAAGAATTCCTTTGCCCATATTGAGAAGAGTGACACCAATATTTGAAATCCAACCATCTGGGTTCATAAAATCTGAAAATTTAGTAAAGGTATCATATATTCCCTTTCCAGCGCCAACTATTATTGTCAATGGAACAAACCAACTCTTTAGAAATCCTCCAATAGCTTTTAATGGTCTTAGTATCTTTGATGGAATAAGATTTTCAAGTACGTCTAACGCTCCCTTTGCGTTACCTCGTATCATTGATGCCGCAATGCCGACAACAGCAATAAGAATTTTACCAAGAGATGAATTTAACATATTGGCAGCTTGGTCAATGGTCATCATAACTCTAGCTTCACCGGCTGATACCGTGTTCGTATCTTTTTCTTTTGCAACTTGCGCTTTAGTAACGCCCATTTGAGCATCTGCTGCTGCCTTCAATCCAACTCCAGCGTCTAATAATCCTTTAGCAGCAGCACCCATACCTTCATCAAGCACGTCAGTTAAGTTCTCGGCGGCAGGTCCCATATTACCAAACTGCTCCATAGCACCTTTGATATTTGAGGTAATACCCGCTAATTGAGCATCTTCTGCGCCTGTTCTTTTACGTTTTCGCATTAGATTAGCAGCGGTTGCACCTTCGCCGCCCATGCCCATTAACCCAGCCGCTTGTTGTATCCTAGCGGCTGCTTCGTATCGGTCTTTTAGCTTGTTCTTTGAGAATCCTTGCATAGCTTGAACCATGGCGTCGGCTGCTTTTGCAGACAATCCACGCTGCGTGAACTCGTTTCTAAGGCTAACCAGCTCTTGGAACCGAGCTTCACGTTCTTGTGGAGCATACCGTAACGACATCGTCAAATTTTCAACGTTTGTTGCCATTGCTTCGTTCATTGAGTTGAACTCTTCAATGGTAGCACCAGTTATCGACCGTAAATCAGCGAACGCGTCAGTTTGGAATTTGATAGACGCGTTGAGCTTATCTGTCTGACGCGGATTCAAACCTGACGCAATCGCGTTCTTATAAAACCCGTTGGCGCCGGCCGCGGCTTCCTCAGCTTTAAGACCTAGCAGCATCAATCCATTCTGTCCATCACTTAGCGTTTTTAAGAAGCTGCCGCCCATGCCCATCGCTAGACCGCGAGCATTCTCGCGATATATCGCGGTCAGCTTTTCAACTGAAACTCCAAGCCGGAGGCCGGCCATTGAAATCTCACCAAACCTACCTGCCAATCCAGCGGAGGCTACCATCCGATAATCAGTGAATGCTTGTTTAAGGGCTACACCAAGTAATCCTAAAAACCCAGTAAATTCTAGAGTTTTGACTCCTAACACGTTCATTAACGCTTCATCGCGTTTTTGCCTAGCAATACCTCTTGCGATTTCTTTTCTTGCAACTTCAAGTTGATCATCCGTATATTTTTTTGTTTTTGCGCTGGCGTTATCAAGTTCTGCTGCTAATTCTTTAAGTTTTTCTCTTACTACAGGCCAACCGTTAGACATACGTTCAGCAGTATCTTTCGCTGAACTAGATAAGCTTGAACCAAATTTTTGAGCGCTATCTTTTATAGTTTCATAAGCATCATCCGTCGCAAATGCAAAATAATTAGTATGGGCTGCCGCAGCATCTGTAAAATTATCTTTTGCCGCCTTTGCGAGTGCTGATTCAGCGTCTGTAACTGCTGCTCTCATTTTATTTAGTTCATCAATAAAATCCTTAGCATTCATGTTACTAAATTCTTGCATGTGCGCAGTAAGATCAGCGTTTGCTGAAGATAATGAAGCACTTGACGACATAACAGTTTTTACTACACTATCTAAATATTTGTTCCCGATTGTTTCAGTACTTCGCGCCAAATTATGCATTTTTTCAGCATAAGTTTTATCAGCATTTGCTGCATCCATCATAGAACGCAAAACAGTTTTTACTCCATCTTTATAATCATCAACAAATCGTTGCGGATCACTACCAGTTTTTCCGGTACGGCCTGGAGGTGTTGGCGGAGTATGTGGCGGAGTATATGGACCTGAACTACCAAGAGCGCGACGTAATAATGCTTCTAATTCAAGAAGTCCGTCATTACCTAGTAAACCAGCCAATTTCGATGACATTGATTTTTCCTATGTTCAAAATTTAATAAATACACCTGTAGATCATATTTATAAAATAATCAAATCAAAGGAGTTAAGCATAAATGTCAACAATCATAGATCAAATCCCACACGTTAATCCACTTCTTCAAAAAATCAAATTACCTGGAAAAATTTTCCAATTACCTTCTAGGGGTTTATTCTATACCGATGGTGAACTATCAAGTTCAATTCAAAACGGTGAAGTGCACGTGCATCCAATGTCAGCAATTGACGAAATCAATATGAAAAACCCAGATATGCTATTCTCAGGAAAAGCAATCGAAGAGGTGTGCAAAAGTTGCATTCCCGACATTATCAAGCCACTCGAATTGATGGCAAGAGATGTAGACGCAATAATGCTGTTTCTACGTGTTGTCACTTATGGTAGTTTGTTTGAAATTGAAATCAAACATACATGCGAACATGCAAAAGATCAAACTTACGCAGTCAATATTGAAAAAATTATTTCAGAAATGACGTATTTAGATCCAACAGATACAAATGAAAAATATCTCGTGACAGTTGGAAGTGGACAAGTAGTAAGAATTCAACCAGCTCAATATAAGCATGTTGTTGAACTACTTCAGATGAATGAATCAAGAAAAGACTTTACGGCGACTGATATTGCTAATAACATCATTCACAATCTTTTAAACCTGATTCATGATATTGATGGAATTGAAGATAGAAAAGACATTGAAGAATGGCTCAGAACTGCTCCTACGACATACGTCACCGCAATTGCTAAGCGCATTGAGCAGCTCAATCAATGGGGGCCATCGACTAAAACTTCACTCGTATGCCGTGATTGTAAGGAAAAAATGGAAATTGAGCTTCCACTGAACCCAGTAAGTTTTTTCTCCGAATGATCAGAACTGGGGACGGCGAACGAATAAGTAAATTCATTGCCGGCCTTGGACGTGAAATACGAGGGATAATTAGAAGTGCTTTCGAATTGTCATACTTCTCAAGAGGTGCATGGAGTTATGAAAATGTCCTCAATATGTCGGCAGTTGAAAGAGAAATTGCTTCTGAATTCATCAATAAACGACTAGAAGAAGCCAAAAAGATGACTTTCCCGGTATTTTAATATTCAGTTCTGATCATACTCCGAAAATTAGACAAAATAAAAGGACCCTCGAGGGTCCTTTTTGACGGGCGGAATAATATGGGTTTGGTTCCAGATTTCCGGTTCCGGAACACTATCTCTCACAGCAAGCAACGGTTTAGATTCCAGGTTGAGATATCGGCATGCCGATATCTCACATGATTGCGAAAGTATCACCGCCTCTTAAAATCGGCGGTTCTACTTGCGCAACTTGATTTAGCTGTTGGAATCAGAAAATACGGAATAACGGATAGGACGGTTGGAAGCGGTTAGGAGGCAGCCCCCAACCCCCGCAGATAAAACCAAGATGGTCTAGTTATTACTGCCTAACTCTTTAGGTTAGGGGGCATCAGGTATGTGTTCACGCCCTATTTTCAGCACCTTTATCCTGATTATTTCTAACCAGCACGACGGCATATTTCTCTTTGGGATGATAACTAGAGGACATCACCAAAGGAGTGGGACCCGGCGGCCCCCTTCTGATTTTTATTTTACGTCTCCTTGCGACGCCACTTCAGACATTATCGGGCGTACTTCACAACGACAACAAGCATTCTTCCGTACAAGGGGTGACTTCGATAGGTTAAAGCATCATTCCGTTCCTATCAGCCGGCGATTTTCTGACCTTCGCCCCGGCTACATTTAGACTCATCTGTCTTCAAATTGTATGTGTTTCAAATTAGGCGGCGATTGCTCTTTTCATAGAACGATACTGACCGCGAAAACAAGTTTTAACGATAGATACTGTTCCATCAGAAATCACTTGCTGACTTTTAATTTTTGGGGTGCTATATTTGTTAGACCGAAAAGACGATGGAGATTGCACAGATGTGCTCAGTGATCCATCGACCGTCTCCATTACGTAGTTTCCATCAGCATCTGTTTCATAGGTAGTTTGAATCTTTCGATTCTTAGCGTCTTCAGTGTATTGGGTTTTCATGTACTCTTCGAATGAAGGAGCACCAGAATTTTGCCACAAACCTTTGGCAATCTTACGAAGTTTTTTGGCGAGTTTAAGGTTCATAATGTATTCTCCGTGTTATAAAATTAAGGAATGATTATTATACTACAACTATTCTAAAAGTGTTAAACTATTTTCAAACCATCCCGCTGTAGCGGGGATTTAAATTGGAATCCACGTGTTCGATGTGGAACCCAAAGTTTTTGGAATAGAGTAATACTTCCCAGTTCTCAACATTTGCAGTACCTAATTTTCCTAATTTTGGTCTTACTATGATATATTTGATTGGTTTGTCTCTGATATTTTCAATGTAAATTGGGTGTTGTATCCCGTCTAAGGTTATCTCGGCAATGTTTGATGGTTTGAAATGTGTATTGTGTGTTTTATTGATAGCGGGAAAATTCTCAGTTATCTTTCGAATCTTGAAAGTTCCCTCTGGAAAATGGGCAGAATGGTGTGATGATGGGTGTGGTGTAATAAGTTGTCGCTTGCCTTTATTCGTCTCGCAAAACCGTATGGTAGCATTTATCATCGCGTTAAACACTAAATCTCCTAATACCCGTGGTTTGTTCTTAATCGCCATCATGATATATTCCCGTGATGGCGCAGAATATGGAAATGTTGATGTTGAAGAAACTTGTTTTGCGTTCCATGGTCCAATGGTTTCATACAACTTAGAATAAACGCGGTATGTACCTTCGATGATATCGAGTAAATCGTAAAATGAACGCACCTCTTTAGAACGGTAGGCGTCAGACCGTTGCACCCACTGATTTTGTGGGGGTAAATCTGTATCTCTTGACATGTATTTCCTAAATGGTTGTTATCCAGAATTCGCGGTGCTTGAGCAGTTCGTCAAAGTGGCAAACTTGGATGTTTTGTTGAATAACAATTTTATTTATACACTCTGGTAATTGAGTGCCGGCAGATACCGCGCAGTAAATCGGAGTTAAGTTCCACTTAAAGATTACAATACCTGTCTTTCCTTCAACCTTTTTCGCATCGATTAGAACCTCTTGCAACCACCCATAGATTTTTGATTTACCATTTAGTAACATCTCCATCTTTTCAGGGTCTTTATAAAATTTGCACTCGACAACCTTAGTAAATTTCATTCCGTGGTCATCTTCATTCATTGGAACAATGTCTCCAACGAACACAGATTTCACCGCATCTGAAAAGAATTGCCCGAACGCTCCGAAATTCTTTCCACCTATACGCGCGCCCGATCCAGGGGTGCGCGAAAACTTGAGTGGGTCAAAAGTCTCGGATAGTTTCTTAGCAACGGTTCCTTCGAACGAATTTCCTTTTGCTTTAGAATTCACCCGTTTTTTTGCTATTGTTTTGATAGGTTCTTCAGAAGTCATTATCTTGACCAAATTTTTCTAAACAGTATGATTGAGGTAACGTTTTATTACTTCCACGCAACCACCTAGTATAATTTAATTGTTTCAATAGGTCCCAACTTTCTAATATTTGTTGCTCAGATATCCCTGAAAAAGTTCCAATAAAATGCCACTCTTGAGATAATCCATTATCATTTTCCGGTAGAGATAAATCTTCTGAAAATTCACCTGTTTTTACATTAAACGATTGGACAGTTACGTGTTTTCCTAATTTTTCTTTCCAAAGTTTTTCTGCTTGAGGAGATAATGAATCTCCACTCATTAACTGATATCCATGCCGAACTAACTTTACATACAAATCTGTTCCAATTCCCTTATTTTGCGATTCTTTTTTATATAAATTGACATCCAACACTTTTAAGTAATTTTTTACCCGTTCAGTTATCATATATCCATAAATATCACTTATGTCAATATCTAGTAGATTCGCAGTTCTAGTTACTAAAATAAATACTACCTGAGATGATGATAAGTTTATTTTTATTACCTTAAGCGCTTTATTTACTTCACTGTGGATTACAAATGAAAGACTTTTCTTATCTGGAAACTCTGATATTAGATTACCTAAGTCAATTATTGATAACTCATCAACTCGCGGTGCTTTCCGGTATTCAAAAATTAAATCATTCAACTTCATTTTAGTTTCGCCCAATCTCCAAATCCAGCTTCAATTAGTTCTTCTTGACATTCCATTATATCACGATCACCTAGCAGGTGTTTGTTTAAAATTTTGCTTATTTCATCATTTCCGGTATGTACTTCTTTTAGTCCCTTAATTTTTAACACATAAAGTAAATTGGTAATTGGTGTCGTAAACAAATTCAATTTACCATTAATTTCTTTTACACGAATTAACTTAGAAACAGTAGGACAGTTACCACAACTGAAATCACCATCAACAGTATGTGGCACATTTTTAAGAGTATTTAATAATCTGTTACCACTGCAATCGAAATTTCCAGTTACGCGCCCAAAGGTAACTGGAAAATTTCTAATATTAAACCATGACATATCAGCATTTCCAGTTACATCGATAGAACCATCATTATTTATTGTGTAATTTTTAATTCCATATTCTTTACAGATAGCATCAATATCTGACGTGATTTCGGTCAACTTCATTTTAGTTTCGCCCAATCTCCAAATCCAGCTTCAATTAGTTCTTCTTGACAAACCATTATATCTCTATCACCGGTTAGGTGTT